GATAGCAGGTAAGCGTCAAAAATTTAGAAACAATTTAGAAGTTCAATTCTATAATAATTATTTAGATAATATTAATTCAGCTGTTCCTATGTCACATGCTCAACTATTAGCACTGGGATCAGTTAATCAATTTAGAAGAAACTTTCAAGAGATGTTTAATGTTATTTCTACTAAATATGAAGCAGTATTAGACGCTACTAAGTATCATGGCCTAGAAGATTTAAAAATTGTTCCCACTAAACACGTTGGAGTATGGGCAGATGAAATATTAAAAAGATTAGAAGCTCAATACCCTAAGTTGTATGGAGAGACGCAAGGTTTAACTGCTCGAGTAGGAGCACAGTCTCCAGTTACAGAATTTGATGATCCATTAGTAGCCTTTATAAAAGAATTAAAATGGTTAACACAAAACGATGGTAACATCACTGCCCAACAGGCTGTAGGTTTACAAAAAATGTTAACTAAAGTTTTACCTAGTACTAAACTAGAGGACCCTAGAAGTTTCGTTCAAGCTTTAAGAACTGCTTTAGAAAAAGACTGGGCATCTATTGGTGGTGGAAATCCAATGCAAGAATTATTAAAAACTAACGCAGTTAAAAAATCTTATGACAGTATAGTAGCACAAGGTGGAGCAGAAGCAGGAGAACAATACATTGGTAAGATTATGAAAGGAATTGATGAAGTACAAAAAGCTCAACTAGAAGCTAATAGTTTTTTCCATAATTCTATTATGCCTTACTACTCTCCTACTGCAAAAAATATACGTAAAGTAGATTCAGAAATTTTTACTAACTTAGGCTTAGTAGGAATAACTGGAAGAGCAACTATTAATCCTGATGAAATGTGGGACAAGGCTATTCGGTCTGTGTTTAGATCTAAAAGTCCTATGGCTATACAAGATTTAAAAACTTTAATGGGCTATGGTAAAAACAAAACAGGTACTGAAATGTTTGATAGATTTAGAGAACTATATATCTATGATGCATTTAAAAGTTCTTTTAAATATGCACCAAGAGCTTTAGAAGAAAGAAGTTTATTTAGTTTACTAGAAGAAGCTAAGTCTAGCGGTATTATGAACCGAAGATACATTGATGAAATTAATGATGAGTTTGTTTCTGATACATGGTTGAAAGGAATGAACCCTGATAAACTTTTACAATCTGGTTTAGGAGATAAGCCTTGGAAAGCATTAAAGGTAGGACCTAATGAAGTACAAGGATTTGATGTAGAACAATTTGCTAAAAATTTAGGATTAACTGGAGCTGATACAGAGATTGCAGCAGCTAAGAATAAATTAATTCAAATGTATGGTGGGGGGAAGACAGGCGAACAAGCTTTAGATCATTTAGAAACCATGGTTAAAATAATGAGAAGAGAAGCTGAAGTAGGAATTGCTGATCCTTCTGTATTCGTACAAAGAAAACTAACTTTAGGAGCTGCTGGTGGAATGAGTTTAGGACAAGGAGTAGCTAGAGGAACATTACTTATGGGTTCTGTAGGTGGAGGCTTTGGAGGAGTTGCAGGGTCAGCTGCTTTAATTCTTTTAGGAAGACACATTGGAGGATGGTTAGGAGACCCAGCTGCTTTAAAAAGAACTTATGATTTATTTACTGAAATGGAAAGAATAGATCAAAAAATTGGAGGAGAAGGAGTGAGTAGAATGTTATTTAATCCTTCAGTTGAAGGAGGAAAAACTTTAAGAAGTTTATTTGCTAAGTGGTGGAATGCCATGGCAGATGAAGATAAAGATATGCCAAAAGTTAATCCAAATAAAATAAACTTTGAAGAGATACAAAATTATTTAAATACATCTCCTGAAAAAGTACCTGCTCCAGTTTGGAATAAGAATGCATTAATTCCTTCTGTAAAACAACGATCTTATAATCTTGAAAATGCATTATCTAAATCTTCTACATCTGCTTTAGCAGCAGGAGATAATTTTTTAATGGGTGTAAGAAATGGATTAGAAAAAGAAATGCAAGCAACTAATAATGATAGAATAGTAATGGCCGGTGGTACTCCCCCTCCAGCACAAACAACAGGCCAACAAGTAACAGGTCCTGATCCTATGGGTGGATCGTTTGCAAACATTCCCCAGGGCCAAGGAAATAATAGAGCCGCACAATACCAATCACTATGGCCACAAGATAGTCTAGGTCAAGGAATAGCTATTAAAAATGCCTAGAAAAGTAGACGACTTAGCACACCAACGAATCACGGACCACGAAAAGCTCTGCAGAATTATGCAAAAACAAACACACGATAAAATTGAATCTCTTAGAAAGGATGTAGGTCGATTAGAGAAAGTTTTAATAGGAAGCACAGGCTTTTTACTTACATCTATGATGGGAATAATTGTTGCATTACTCTTTAGAGTTTTATAAAAGTAGGTGTGTTACTTATAAAGGAAAAAGAAAAGTTTATTGTTAGAGACTTTAGACGTCTTAATAAATATCAATACGAAACTTATAAACGTGACGACGATCACGGTCCACGAACTTATGCTGTTAAAGACAAGAAGGTTCCCAGCGTTACTACAATCTTAAGTGCTACTCAATCCGAAGAAAAGAAAAAATCTTTAGATAGATGGAGAGAAAGAGTAGGCTATCAAGAAGCAGCTAGAATAACTAAGCAAGCATCTACTAGAGGAACAGAGATGCACTATGTTTTAGAACAATATCTAAATGGTGATGGGTATTTAAATTTGTCTGAAGATGGAGCACAGGCACGACTCATGGCTCACGAAATAATAAATAACTTAGGACCTTTAAAAATTATTTATGGAAATGAAGTTAACCTGGCTTACAAAGATAGATGGGCAGGATCAACTGATGCAGTAGGAGAATATAATAATATCCCTACTATTATTGACTTCAAGCAAAGCAACCGCCCCAAACGAGAAGAGTATGTCATAGACTATTATTATCAAATAGCTGCTTATTCTTTAGCCCACAAAGAACAATATGGACCTATTAACCAAGGATTAATTTGTATTTGTACCAAAGATGGATTGTATCAAGAATTTAAAATGGACAATGCCCTTTTAAATCAATACGAAAACCTTTGGCTTGAACGCGTGGATCGCTACGATCAATTGAAGAAAGAAGGGGCTTAAATTTTTTCCGATTCAAACTCTTCATCCCATTGTTTCCCATCTCTTTCTTCTTTAGCTTTTTCTTTTTCTTCTTCTTCCTTTCTTATTCTAGCTAACTCTTTATAATATTTAGGGTGTTTCCATTCAAATGTCATTTTGCTCCTTTTTTTTATATTTCCCTATTATATCAAATTGAGTTTTTAAAAATTTTAAGAAAAAAAATGTTTATTGAATTCTAGAAGGACGACTACTCGACAGGTTTAATTCTAGCCGCGACAATTTTTTCCTTACGACAAAAATCGCTTTGCTTCTTCTCCGAGAGTTTCCGCACTTAATTTTATTTTTCTATCGAGTGCAGACATAATCATAACATCTAATGATTCGGGTACCATTAAGTCGATATAAGTGACTTTATCTTTTTGGCCAATACGATGTGCGCGGTCTTCACTTTGCCACCGTACTTCAAGATTGTAACTATTACTGAAATATACAACATACCGAGCAGCAGTAAGGGTAAGGCCATAGCCACCAGTAGCAGGATTACCAACAAGGAAACGGCATCTATCATTAAGCTGAAAGTTGTTAACAGCATCCTTACGACCTTCAACATCAACTTCTCCGAATATCGAAACCACTGAATCTTTTCCATAACGCTCCTCCAGGGCTGATTTAATTTGTTTTATATTATACACATAGTTAGCCCATATAATAACCTTTCCATCACTTTCCTCTAGAACAGCCATTAATTCTTTTAGTTTAGGATTATTTTTAAATGCATGAATTGTGCCTTCATCTGTTTTTAAAAACCCCTGGCATACCTGATGCAGTCTTAATATTTCTGTCAGTTTATTATTAAAACTAACAGTTTTATCTTCAATCAGGGCTCTAGCCCTTTTTTTTAAACGAGTATAAATAGTTGCTTGTTCGGTAGATAAATTAACTTGTCGTTGTTGATATAATTTAGGTGGTAGATCTAAGCACTCATCTTTTTTAACCCTATAAGAAAAGGATTTTAATTTCCATTCTAATTCATCTAGGTTGGTATAATATTTAGGTACTAATATTTGATTACCCCCCATTTGTATTTGGTGCATTACGGCATATCTAGCTCTAAAGGTATAGAAAGATTCAAAGCCTAATAATGCTTTACTTAAAAAGGCACATTGAGTATAAAGATCTAATGGAGACTTTGTTATTGGCGATCCCGTTAATATTCTTCGGTATTTTACCGCTGTACCTAATTTACAGATTGCTTTGGTGCGTAGTGCTGTTGGGTTTTTTATGGTTGTGCTTTCGTCAATAATCATCATCATTGCTTTTCCATTTAGATTGATTCTATTTTGCAACCATTTTTGTCCAGATTTGTGAGACAAAGCTTCAACATTCATTAAAATAAATGAAAGTTTATTTTCTTTATCTGATTTAATTAATTCTTTATCTTTACTTATTTTCCAACACCAAATATTAGTAGGAAGAGGACAATGATTTACTATTTCTTGAACCCAATTGGTATAAACAGAATTAGGCGCTATAACTACACATTCTTTAATTTCTTTATTTTGCCATAAATAAGCTACATTATCTATTGCAACTTTTGTTTTACCTGTACCCATTTCCATAAAATAAGCGTAGTTTTTAAGAAGTCCTCCATTATTCAACGCTTTTCTTTGGTGTTCATAAGGTTGAGTTTTATACTCATATTTTTGCATAAAAAATTTTTATATTTTTTTCTTGCTTTCGTCAAACATAAATTGTATGAACATGGGAAAAGGAGGATCTTATGGACTTAGAGGCAGAATCAACCATACAAGTTGATACAGCGATGACAATAGACATCGCTAAGTCTTGCAATAAGTTATTGGAAACTCAGAATCAAATCTCAGCGCTTGAAGAAAAACTTAAACAGTTTAAAAGTACAGAGACTACTCTTTCTGAGCAAACTATTCCAGACTTAATGCACAAAGCAGGTATCGCATCAATTAAACTTGATGATGGTACAAAGGTAGAAGTTAAACCCTTCTATTCTGCAAGAATTCCTATATCCAGAACCGAAGAAGCCTATGCTTGGCTTCGAAGTAATGGTCATGGGGATTTAATCAAAAATAATGTTATGCTTTCATTTGGAAGAAATCAAGATAACGAAGCGAAATCTTTAGTTGAAGACTTGAGATCCAAAGGGCATACCGTTAAACAAACCGAAAAAGTGGAACCGATGACTTTGAAGGCGTTCGTTAAAGAACAAATTCAAGGTGGTAAAAATGTTCCATCTGACGTTTTCGGGGTGTATGTTGCTAGTAAAACTAAACTAACCACGAAGGAGGAATAATGCAACAAGCAAACACGGCTCAAGCTAAAGAGCTAGAGAAAAAAAAGCAAAACTTGCCACAAGCAATAGATTTGGAAGGATCCGCTGGCGAGGGTCAAGAGTTTATAACAGCTCGAGACACTAAGCTTCCAATACTCAAAATACTTTATGCCAACTCTCCGGTATTAAACGAAGATGATGGTAAGTATATTGAGACAGCCAAACAAGGCGATATCTACAATGAAGTTACAGGTAATCTGTGGAAAGGAAAAGAAGGTATCATTGTAGTTCCTTGTTTATATATCAACACTTTCAATGAGTGGAAAGACAGAGGCGACAGTCCTGGACGACCTGTAAAAATACATACCGATCCAGCGATTATGTCAGACACTACTAGAGGTGATGATAATAAGGATAGGCTACCTAATGGTAACTATGTCGAGGATACTGGGAATCATTTTGTTTTTATTTTAGATAAAGACTATATCCCACAAGAGCAGGCATTGATTACCATGAAGTCAACTCAAAAGAAGAAATCTAAGACTTGGAATTCTATGATGCAAACTCGTAGGATGAAAGGTTCTAAAGGTTTCTTTAGACCGCCTACATGGGCGACTACTTATAAGTTGACGACTACTAAAGAGTCTAATTCTCAAAACCATTGGTATGGTTGGGTAGTTGAGTTCGATAAGTACTTAACTAACGACAATGCTAAAGCACTTGAGATAACTCGCGAGTTTTATAACAACGCGAAGGCAATGGATATCTTTGGTAAGGTTGATTATTCGTCAACGGATATAAATCAGGAAACTAAGAAAACTGCTACACCGTTCTAAAGATGCTCCAACGGTTAGTAGATCTTTTTGAAGGGGATCCTGACAAGTTCATTACGACTTCTCTGACAGGGGAAGTCGATGAACGAGGGAAACGCCAAGCTGAATATCGCACGGTTCACGAACCTGTGACGAAAAAGGTTTGGCAATCCCATTTGGACGGAGTAACTCGTATGGGTCTCCGTCCAGAAAACAATGGTAAAGTTAAATGGGGCTGTATTGATGTAGACCCCGGCACCTATAAAAATTATTCTCAAAAAAAATATGTTGATATTATAAAAGAGTATCAACTTCCTTTAGTTCCAGTTAAATCTAAATCTGGGGGATTACATTTATTTTTATTTTTAAAAGATTGGGCATCTGTAGATGATGTTAGAAAAAAATTAGACGAATGGAATGACACTTTCTTTATGGCTAATGAAGTATTTCCGATGAATAAAGCAGTAACAATGCCATACTACAAAATGAACGCAACAGTAGAATTTGCCTTTGATGATAGTTCAAATCCACTGATGATAGGAGCATTCTTAGATCTAGCAGAACAACGAAGACTAACAGTAAAAGAATTGTATAACTTAAAAACAAATGCATATGAACCTGAAGCTGATTGGCAGCACTATCCCCCTTGTGTTCAAAAACTTATAACAGAACCTTGGCCATCTAACAATCGTAATAATTTCTTATTTAATGTAATGATTTTGGAAAATAAAAAAACAGATGGAAACTTAGATCTTAAAACATTCCAAGAGATAGCAATTCAAAGAAATAAACAATGCTTTCTCAAACCCTTAAGTATTAATGAGGCTAAAGCTGTAGCTAAATCAGTTAAGCAAAGTAGCTATCATTATAAATGTCCCCCTAAACATAATGAGTTAGCACCAATCTGTAATAAAGAATTATGTAAACTTCGTAAGCTAGGAATAGGACCACAGGTTCCTGACATTATGGATGAGTTTGAAGATATTATTTATACCCGAGACTCTAAGACTATTTATTTTAGTTTCACTTATAAAGAACAACGGATCACGGTGGAACCCGAAGATATGCGAGATGAGAAATGCTGGAGAATTAAATTATTAAAGTATGGGTTATATTGGATGACTTTACCTAAACAAAGAAAAGGTCCGCCTTTATTTGAATTAATGCTACAAGAATTAACTAAAAGAGCAATTGAAAATGAGCAAGCTAAATATACAGACACAATAGAAGAAGAGAAATATGATGTGTTAAAAGCTTTTTTTGAACAAACAATTGAACAAGATGATTTTGAAAAACTTAAAGATGGATATGTAGTTTTAGATTCTAAAACTAATATGTGTTACTTTAAAAGAAGTACACTTAATAATTGGTTATCGCGACCAGGAAATAAAAAATTTAAAAATACTATGGAAGCTTTTCAATTATTAGGCTGCCAACGACATGACTATTTTGAAGGGGTACAAAATGTATGGTATGTAACGATGCCTGAGTTTGTAAACCATGTTAAGATAAAACAAACTACAAAGAAGAAAACCACAACGGAGCTAGACGATGAATTCCATACCGGAAAATTCAGAACTAAAGAATCTAAAAAGCCTATACCACAAAACGATTAAAATTTTTGGACCCCCAGGCACAGGTAAAACCCACACACTTATTGAAAGAGTACTTAAACAACATTTAAAAAAAGGCGTTAATCCAAATGAAATAGCTTTTATTTCTTTTACTAATAAAGCAGTTAACACGGCGGTGGAGAGAACATTAAAAGCTTTTCCTAAATACAACACTAACGATTTTGAAAGATTTAAAACACTTCATAAATATTGTAGAAGATATTTTGAAGAGGAAGTCTTTGATCCTAAAGATTGTATGATTGATTATGCATTACAAACTAAAATTGTTAAGAGTAGTGATAAGCGATTAGCTGATGATAACTTTACTTATAAAGATTGGTCTTTGTCTATTTATAGTAAAGCTAGAAACATGTTAACTAACCCTACTGAAGTTTATAAAAGAGAATCTTACAAAAGAGATTCTCTTGATGTCTTTATAAGAAAAATAAAAACATATGAAAATTATAAGAAGTCTGGAGGGGAAAGATCTTTTATAGATTTTGATGATATGATTGAAAGGGCAATTGATGAAGTAAATTTTCCACCACTTAAAATCTTAATACTGGATGAAGCTCAGGATTGTACTCCATTACAATGGTCTGTCATTTACAAAATGGCAGATAAGATAGATAGAATTTATTTAGCAGGAGATGATGACCAAGGAATATATAAATGGAATGGTGCTGATCCTAAATATTTTACTACTTTCTTCCCTGGTCGAAAAGTTAAATTAAGAAAAACAAAAAGGTTTGGAGAAGCTGTGCATCATTTCTCTCAAATTATTAGGAGAGGAATATTAGATAGTGAAGAAAAGGATTACGAACATGTGGACAAAAAGGGATATGTAAAAAGATATTTAAACTTTAAAGAAATTCCTTTTTCTAAACTAGAGGGTACTTGGTACATCCTAGGAAGAATTAATAGCACAGTAAATGAATTAAGAATGGTAGCCAAAGATGCAGGACTATATTATTCCGATAATGATAATAATAAATGTTTTGATCCTTCTCAGTGGGAAGCAATTAAAGCGTGGACTAAAATATCTAATGGTAAAAAAATAGATAAACGCCAAGCCGAAAAAATGTATAAGTATATTAGAGAACTTAAAAGTCCAGATTATAGAGCATCTAAATTTTGGATTAACGAACCTGATTTTAAAGAATATAATTTTAAAGATTTAAAAGAATGGTGTGGTTTGGATTTACCTGATGAAGCGCAGCATAAAGAATGGTGGTGGGTTTTAAGAAGAAATTTTACACCGAGACAAATTATTTATTTTATTAGATTACTTCGTCGATATGGACAACAACAATTAGATGATGCTCCTAAAATTATTATTGATACTATTCATTCAGTAAAAGGTGGAGAGGCCAATCATGTGGTTTTATATGGGAAAGGAAACTTTCCATCCAACTTTAAAAGTAAAACAAAACAAGAAAAAATTGATGAAAAAAAGGTCTGGTATACAGGTGCAACTCGTGCTAGAGATACGATTCATTTGTTAACAACGGATTATAAATATAATTATCCGTTAGGAGCAGATTATTTAGTTTATGTCCAAGAACAAACCAGATAAGCAATATTACCAAGATTTAAAAAATATGATAAAGAAAATAAAAAAAGAAACTGGGTGGAAAGATATATTAAAAATAACAGAAGAAGCTCAGATACGATTGAATAGGAAAGAGAAAAAAAATGACAAACAAGGACCTCTTTAAAGGAACTACTTACGATAGTTTAAATAAGCAGGTAGATGGGAATCACTACAAAGGCATGAAGATTCAGCCGGCAGAGTTTATAAATGAAAATAAACTTTTATTTGCCGAAGGGAATGCTGTAAAATATATTTGTAGGCATCAGGCTAAAGGAAAAGAAAAAGATATAAAAAAAGCTATACATTATTTAGAAATGATATTAGAAAGAGATTATTCATGAGTCATCCTTATGCTGAAAGCAGAAAAAGAGCTAGAAAAAAATGGAGACAAAGTCCTAAAGGTAAAGCATGGGACAAAGCATATGGTCAAAGACCCGAAGTTAAAGCAAGAAGAAAAGAGTATTATATTCAAAGAATAATTAAGGAATGCGCTGCATGAGTTTACAACTCTCAATGAATTTTAAAAAACATATTTGGTCTTGTCCTGCAGAATATAAAGATCTTTCACACGCAAAAGAAATAGCAATTGATTTAGAAACTAGAGACGATGGTATTTCATCTGGCCTGGGGGCAGGATGGGCTACAGGTAATGGAAACATTATAGGTTTTGCAGTAGCTACTGAAGGTTGGCAAGGATACTATCCCTTTAAACATTTTGGTGGTGGTAACATGATACCGGAACAAGTACAAAAATATATGAAAGATGTTTGTGCTTTACCTTGTACTAAAATTTTTCATAATGCTCAGTACGATGTAGGTTGGTTAGAAAAAGAAGGATACAAAATTAATGGAGAGATAATTGATACAATGGTAGCTGCAGCTATTGTTGATGAAAATAGATTCTCTTATTCTTTAAATGCTTTATCTAAAGATTATCTAGGAGAGATTAAAGCAGAAACAGATTTAATCTTAGCAGCTAAAGATCATGGTGTAGATCCCAAAGCCGAGATGTGGAAGTTACCTGCGGAGCATGTTGGATTTTATGCTGAACAAGATGCACGACTTACATTTCTATTATGGCAGCAACTTAAAAAAGAAATTGTTCAACAAAGTTTAGGAACAGTATGGGAATTAGAATCTAACTTACTACCAGTGCTTATAAAAATGCGTCAACGAGGGGTAAGAGTACAAGTGGAATTAGCTCAACAACTACAAACAAAAATGCAACACCAAGAAAAAGAATTGTTGATGGCAATAAAAAAAGAATCAGGAACAGACATAGACATTTGGGCAGCACGCCAGATTGCCATAGCCTTTGATAAGCTGAAGATAGAGTACCCACGGACTGCAAAAACAAACGAGCCATCATTTACCCAAAACTGGTTGTTCAATTGTAAACATAAAATTGCTAAGTTAATTGTTAAAGCGAGAGAAATAAATAAATTTCACAACACCTTCTTATCTTCTATCATGAAATACCAGGTCGATGGAAGAATACATGGAGAGATAAATCAACTCAGGTCAGATAATGGCGGAACTGTGTCGGGAAGACTATCTATGTCTCATCCTAATCTACAACAGGTTCCAGCGAGGAACAAAGAGTTTGGTCCTATGATTAGATCATTATTTATTCCAGAAGAGGACTCTAAGTGGGGTAGCTTTGATTATTCGCAGCAAGAACCACGAATGACGGTTCACTATGCAGCATCTATAGGGGATGGCTACGAAGGAAGCAACGAATTAGTACAGGCTTACCATGAAGCTAGTGCAGATTTCCACCAAACCGTAGCTGATTTGGTAGGAATTGAGAGATCTCAAGCTAAAACTATTGGTCTAGGTTTAATGTATGGAATGGGTAAGAATAAACTAGCTAATTCTCTTGGATTATCAAAAGAAGAAGCAACACTCCTAATATCAAAATATAACAATAAGGTTCCATTTGTGAAGCTATTATCTGATAGATGTATGCAGACCGCAAGTGAGAAGGGTATTATTAGAACTAAAAAAGGTCGGAAGTGTAGGTTCAATATGTGGGAACCTAGAGACTTTGGCTTACATACTGCAGAAACATTTGATAATGCAGTAGCTAAGTATGGAAGAGACAATATTAAAAGGGCTTATACCTATAAGGCCTTAAATAGATTAATACAAGGATCATCAGCAGATCAAACTAAACAGGCAATGTTAGCATGTGCAGACGCAGGCTTTCTCCCTATCTTACAGATCCATGATGAACTATGTTTTAATGTGAAGGATGAATCAATGGCAGATGAAATCAAGAAAATAATGGAAGGATGTATCGAATTTAAAGTACCCTTTGTGGTAGATAAAAAATTAGGAGATTCCTGGGGAAATGCCAAATGATGAATTAGGATATTTAGCAGGTGTATTTGATGGTGAAGGAACCTTTGGTATATGGTCAAAGGGGAAGAATAAAACTAGACAATTAAGAGTGTGTGTAGATATGTCAGATGGTGATATAGTACTGAGATTTCTAACATTTTTTAAAACGGGAGCTATCTATTCTAGGCAGCCAAAAGACCCTAAACATAAATTAATGTATAGCTGGAGAGTAACTAAGAAAGAAAAAGCTTTAGATATTTTAAGAAAGATGTTACCTTACTTATCTAAAAGAAGACAAGTTAAATTTCATGAGGTAGTGAATGGCTGAATTATTAACCACGACCCAAGGATCAACGACCACGGTCCACCCTTGGTATCAATTATTTAAAACTCGATTAGCTCACATAGCATTAGATGAAATTACTATGGTTCCTAATGTTAAAATTAATATAAATGAAGAAGAGCAAAAACATTTTGAAAAAAATGGAATGCTTACTCCTATGGTAGTAGATGAAAATAATTTATTAATAGATGGAGCTAAACGATTAACATATTTTAAAAACATAGCTCAGTATGCATTAGTTTATAAAGCTAAAAATGTAGATGAAGAAAATTTTTTTAAAAATTTAAATGGTAAATGTGATGAGAAGCACCCGAATATATTTGATATGTCATTCTTGTTTGAAAAAGATATGCGCGAGTTTACCCTTAAGGTTTTACCCCTTTTAAAAGAAGGAATTAAAGTGGCTCCGATAACTAAGTAACTATACTTGTTTTCTTTTCCTGCTCAACTCTGTTTTCGATCTGTTTCTTCAGGTCTTTTATCTGAAATGAGGCCACTTTCATCTCGTCCTGTTGACCCGTAGTAGCCAACCGAGCCCATTTGTGCTCTAAGTTTAGCTTCTCTTGTACCATCGTTTGTAACGCCATTGGTAAACTCCTCATACGTTAGCCGGACACAATTATCTGCGTAGAATCCACTTTGACTTTGTTTATTCGAAGTGTCTACTTTAATTTGTCCTTGTTCAACAAGCTCTGCAAACTTTAACAGAGCCGCTTTATCGTCCGGAGCTTCGACATTCCCATTCAAATAGGAGCCATATACAAAAGCTTGGATGCGATATAGCTTCATAAGTTAATATAAGACACGCTATGGTTGTTTGTCAAGACTATTTCCATACTATCGCGTGGTTGATAGAGTAGTCTGAGGGGATGCAATTTATAGTCATTTCTAGGACAGGGAACCCCTGTTTTTTGTGATTAAGCTGTATTTGGGTACCAAGGTACTCGGCTCTGTCAAGACAGCTCTCAAGGCTTGTATGTAAGGATTTCTCATATTCGTAGATATTGCTACATTTTTGTCCATCTATTACTCCCGGACCTGGCTCCACGGCCCAACACATACTTCCAAATAGCAAGTATGTAACAGCTTCTTTCATAGGCAAGCGCTACCAAAATTATGCCACAAAGTCAATTAAGATTCTATGCCTGGTTTAGGTTTAGGTTTAGGTAATATAAGGGCTTCATCAACACAAAAAAACTTAATAATAGTGCCATATTCATTAACTTCTTTAGGCCCTATTTCCTTAGCTTTTTTAATGGCTTCTTCATAGCCAGCTATCATACAATCATAGTGCGAATTATACCTAGTTTCCATTTCAAAGGGTTCTAAGCACATATTATATACACTGGTGCACATTATCATTGTAAGGATAAATTTCATCTTGACTTTATATTATCTCCCATATATATAAGAACTATGAAAATAAAAAGTAAAAGTTCTTTATGGCATAATATCATAGAGGAAGTGGACCAACAATTAAGTGCAATTCCTTCTCATGATGTAGATGGTACTCCATTAGAAGATTCAATTAGATTTGATGACTATAAAGATAGTCTTAAAGAGCTTAAAATTAAAACAGAGGACAATAAAGAAATAAATCCAATTCATACAACATTAGCTAATCAATTAGTGTTTGATGAATTGTCTTCAAGAAGAAGGGAAGGAAATGGAAAATAAATACGGTTGTTATGCGTGTGGTAAAGAGGTTCCTACATTTAAGGAAACTCTTTTAATAATTGCAAAGTTTTTACAGAATCCAAAAACTCCACAAAAAATAATAGACCAGGCACATACTGATCTAGGTAAAATGGGTGATCTGTTAGATAAATTAGAAAAAAAAGATTTTGATAAACTTTCTAAAGAAAGAGTAATGGAAGGTAAAGATCCTTTTCAAAAAGAACAAGATGAATTAAAAGAATCTTATCAACAATCTTTAAAAAATAAGAAAGAGAGGACAGATGGAGAGGGAAATTAAAAACGCGTTAATGATAATATTTGCACTTGGTATGTTACTAAGTCCAAAATTATTTTTATTACTTATAGGATATATGATTTATGGAATTTTCTATTAAAAAATTTATAAAAGATTTAGCTATAAACTCTTTGTATTACAGAACAGAAATTATTTGTGGTATAGCTGGATTTATAATTGGTGTTGCAGCAGCAACATTACTATCAAACTTAATTAGATGGATATTCTAATGGCTGAAGATTTTAAAAAATATGGTTTAGATTCTTTTGGGGAAGGTGAGTTCAATCCTTTTATGGAAGAGATACGAAAATTAAAAAAACAAAAGGAGGAAGCAGAAAATGACTTAGCTCTTTTAAAGGGTATTAATTTTAATTCTGATAAGCAGAAGGAGATTAATGCCCTTACTAAACAAAAGCAATACCTCCAAGATCAATTAAGAAAAGCAGGAAATACAATTAAACAATTAACCACGGAACTAGGAACAGCGAATGACGAACTAACAGTTAAAACACTTCAAGTTGATAAACTTGAAAAAATTAGAAAACAAGTTTTAGCCGGCTTGAAAGAAATGAAAGACGACTTAAACAATAATAATAAGGATGAAAATGGACATTAATAAATGGAAGAGTGTAGCTGTAAAGATAGATGACTACAAGCTACTGAAAGGAATGTGTAAAGAAAAATTCCGTGCACCTGCAGGAATGATTTCTAAATTAGTAAATGATTACATGAAACACATTGCTAAGAAAGAAGGGATAACTATTGAAGCCCTTAAAAAGAAATATCTCAATGGAGCGAAGGGGTAATTTAGATGGCAATGACTCCAAAAGATATAGAGGAGTATCATAATCTGGAAAAGTTAAAAATTTTTAAAGACACAGGTTATGATGAGTTTACTGTAAGGTTTTACCATAAGACTAAGGAGCTAGTATTTTTAGTTAATGATGTTGAGAGAAATCGAATCAAGTTAGATGACCCCGACTCAAAATTTGAAGAGTGTTTGAATGCAATTAAATCTTTATTTATATCATGGCGAAAACCGATAAATTAATAGAAGTTAAATTATCTCATGACGAGATCTGTGATCTTTTAAACGGGTTAACCGTAAAAGGAATGTCTCAAGGATTGGATAAAGAAGCTAGGGCATTGGGTCGAAAATTAAGTAAAGCTTTGAAAAAATTAGAAAAGGGTGATGGGGAAAAAGCTTAATTTACATACAGAAATCAAGGATTTTCAACAATATTGGAGAGAAGATAAGCCCTGGGGTATGCGATTTAAAATTGCAACATCAGAGAAAACTTATGTCATTGATTGTAAGTGGAAAAATAGGGTAAGATTACCTGATGGTAGAGTTATATCTAATGTACTTGCAAGAAAGGTGAAAAATGGATAAGAAAGAAATTAAGTATGAGATTTGTAATTTTTGTAAAGGGAACGGGTACATTAAAGGACAAATAAATACTGGAACTTGCATCCACTGCGATGGTTCAGGTCACAAGGAACACGGCTCACGGATCAC